TCAGATCCTCGAGCCCGATGCCCTTGTTGGTGCCGGCGTGCCCCTCCCTCGGGCGGCTAGCAAACAGCGTGTCTCCGTAAATGGCGACGGACAGGCCGAAGTACGTGTCACGCTCCTGCGTCGGGGCATCGATGGTTTGTTCCAGCGTCCACAGCCCGGTGGACTGCCGGCGGTAGACATGGACACGGCCGTAGTTGAGAAGATGATAATTGGGCGAGCCAACGACGATGGTGTCCCCTGACGCGGCAACACACTGCCCCATGTTCTCGTCCACGCCGGGCTGGATCTGCTGCGCACTTTCCGACTCTGGGGTACCACCGTACATGTAGAAGCAACTGCGGTGGTCGTCCCAGGAACACATGTGCTCCTGCCGGTAAGCGGGGTACTGGGATTCCGTTGCTCCGTCCCACACGGGGGACACGTCGGGCCTGACCCACTTGTAAGACACGGGATCAAAAAAGGCTGCATCCTGACGGTAACTGGTCGGAGCAGCAGACAGGGACAGCCGACCGCCGATAAGAAAGGGCTTCTTGAGCTGCGGACACCACAGACCGCCCTCCTGGAAGATCTGCGCTGCCCCCGTTGACGTGTAGTAGCTGACAAGCCCCGTCTGGGTAATCTCGGTCCACGACCAGTCCGACGGGTCCAGCTCCCAAAAGTCGTCCATCGCCGTGGTACCGTCGTTGCCGCCCCACATGTAGACCCGTCTCCTGATCGGATCGTAGACGAGGCTACACAGGTTGGGTGTGCCGCGGGCGTCGGGCTTGGTGGTGTCCGTGCGATCCGTCCAGACTAGCGTGGCCATGTCGCAAGACCATGTGTCTTGCAGGCTGGTGCCCCCGTCGCCGCCGAAAATGATCAGGGTTCCGGCGGCCCCGGTGTGCGGGTCGAAACACGCGGTGGTGTTGCGGCCCGTCGGCTGGGTCGGGAGCAGCGCATCGTCGGCGATCAGGCATGTCCAGGTGCTGCCCCCGTCGCTTGTGGAGTACAGATCGTTCAGCCCCTGGTTACCGAAGCCGACCAGGATGCGCTTGTCCACGCTGTCCCAGACCATAAAGTGCCCGCTACGGCCCGCCGGGGCCCCGGTCCCGGGGCGCTCGTCGCTCCATGTCTCGTTGACCAGGGCGTAGGTGTCGGCCAGGTTGGAACCCCCGCTGTAGCCGCCGAACATGATGTGCTCTTGGCGCACGGGATCGTAGGCCATCGCCGCCTTGGACCGCACCCCAGGCCCGGGACCTGCACCGGGCTCCCGGATGTAGTCCCATACCCAGGTCATGGCGCCGTAGGCTGGATCGTACCCATCGGCGGTGTTGGTTTCGATGTCGTTGCCGAACCCTCGGATGCAAATGTACTGGCCGGGCTCGGTGGCCATGAGGATCGCACCCTCCCGGCGCCGCAGGGTCAGCGTCTCCTGCCCGTCGATGAGCGTGCCGCTCCTGCCGCCGCGCACCACCACGTTGTACAGGCTGTCCGAGGCGTGCTTGACGACGATGATCCGGCCCTTGTCGCCCCATGTCGGCTTGGGGATGACAACGGCGCGCTCTGCGTCCACAGGGTCCACCTGGCGCACGTCGCCGTAGCTGGCGGACTTGTCCTCGCCGCTGATCTCGGTGGGCATGCCCAGGGTCGAGCGGGCCTGCTGCTCGAGCTGTCTCTGGCCACGCCGGGCCGCGTCCTGCAGCTGCCGCTCGAGGTCGCTTCTGCTCTTGGTGTGGTCCAAGCGACCTCCTACGGCGCGGGGAGCTTGTACTTGCTGTACGCCCTCGCCTTGCCGTCGCGCTGCCGCGGCGGCCGTGCCAGGTCTCGGTGGCGGGCGGCACGCTGGATGCGCTGCCCTGCCCTGCTCATCATGGACGCCGCAAACGACGGGTCCAGCTTCTTGGCCTCGTTGATCTGGGCCACCACGGACCACACCACGTAGTCGTCCCATCCGTGGATGCAGTCCCACGACGTGGGCGCCACGCTGTAGTCGGCAGTGCAGACCGACGGCACCTCCACGTAGTGGAGCCGCAGCCCGCCCGTGGCGCTCCACCCCGGGGTCTGGTGAAAGCGGATGTTAGAGCCGTCAAAGCGGTACTTCAGGGCGGTACGCGTGGTCTGGTTGGTGTTGGTGTCCTCCAGGTCGAGCCACTCGAAGCGGTCCATCCACTTCCACAGGCCGTCCGAGTCGTAGACCTGGACCCCGTAGCCCTTGTAGAAGTCCGAGGGCGTTGCAACGTAGTCGGTGCCGCTCGTGATGTCCAGATCGGTACTGGTTTGGTTGTAGGTGGGGTTGACCTCCAGGATGATGTCCAGCACGTCCATGATGGCCTGCTTGATCAGGTCATCCAGGAGCGTGTCAGTGAACTTGACATCCCGGACGTTGGCCCGCGTCCGGATCCTCGTGTAGAGGGTGCTTAGGCTGACGGTGCAGGCCAACGTCCGGCCTCCGGGCTACACGCCCGTCTGCTGCTTGAGGATGCCGCTGATCTGCACGTAGCAGCTCACCGCGGACAAGCTCCCCGTCTGGTCGCCCGAGGCGTCGAGCTGCACCGTGCAGGAGAACTTGTGGGCGAACGGAATGGTGCTCCGTGCGTCGTGACTGGTGCCTCTCATGCCGGAACCTCCTTACGGCGCGTAGTTGTACAGGCGCATCCAGCGGCCGGGGCCGTCGCACACCACCTGCGGGTAGCCGCCCACACGCACCTCGTAGGAGTCGGCGGTCGCCTTGCGGAGCACCATGTTCCCGTCCTCCTCGAGGATGCCGGGATCGGTGCCCATGGAGTACAGCGTCAGCCGGTCAACCTCGCCGATCCAGCCCATGGTGGGCGGGCAGAACAGGTCGCGGTAGACCTGCACCTGGCCGTCCGGGCCGTCGATGAGCAGGCCGGAGACGCTGACCTTCTGGCTCTCGCCGCTCGGGTTGCCCTCGGTCGGGGCCAGCCGGGCCGGCCGGCTGATGCGCTTGGCCTCGTAGGTGGTGCTGGCGCGGATCAGCTCGACCAGGCCGCGGAACGCCTCCGGGGTGACGAAGGCGGCCAGGTCCATGGTGCCCTCCTCGCCCAGCAGGTGGATGCCCTCGATGAGCCCGGACAGCAGATCCTTGCTGGTGCAGTCCAGCCGGTGGCCGGCGAGCCGCACGGCGTCCGCCAGTCACGACGCACGGAGCACCATTCCGTTCGCCCACAAGTTCTCCTGCACGGTGCAGCTCGACGCCTCGGGCGACCAGACGGGGAGCTTGTCCGCGGCGGCAACCGAGGCGATGGTGGACACGTTGGCGGACACCGTGAGCTCCACCGGGTCCGCGCTGCGGTCGATGGCGCTGACGGTCAGGGCCTCGCCGCTGTCCAACAGGTCGTAGCTCGAGCTGGTGTCCTGGAAGCTGATCTTGTTGCCGGCCTCCACGTACCGTCCCTCACCGCGGTAGGCGAGCTTCAGCGTGGTCGAGGCGAGCGTGGTGTCGGAGTGGATCGCGCCCCAGTACCCCACCGAGGAGCGGTAGACCTGCATCGCCCGGCGGCGGGCCTGGGTGCGGATGGCCGCGTTGATGTGCCCAGTGATCTGCTTGAAGAACGCGAACTTGTTTACGTCCGCCGAGCGGAACACCTGCCCCTCGATGTCCACCGTGGTGTAGTCGTGGGGGGTGGCGCCGTCCACGTCCACCTTGAAAGCCTTGCCGGCCATGGTCGTGGCGTTGCTCTGCGCGGTGGTGAAGGTGGTCGAGCCCATCATCAGCCCGTACATCACGGGCACCTTGAGGTACTCGCCGCCGAGCTGCGTGTTCTTGGGCATGAGCTGGTACAGCGGGGAAGCGGTGGCGCCGATGACCTCCTCCTGGGGAGTGCCCGGCGCGAACTGACCCTTGAGAAAGTGGGTCAAGTTGTCAACTGAAATTGCCATGGGGGTCTTCTCCTGTGGATCACGGTTTCCCGGTCCGCTCGGAGGCCCGCATGGCTAAACTCATCGTGGCTCATGCCGCCGCGAGGACTGGCTGGTTTCAGTCTGTACTGTCCCAGATTTGGGACACGCTGTCAAGTGTAGGCTGGACTACTTCTTGGAGGCGGCGCTGCGGCGCTCGGCCAGTTCCATGTTGTAGCGGATCAACTCGTCGCCGCTGAGCTTGGATGTATCCACCTCGCTGCCGGCGTCGTGGCTGTCCTCGTTCATCAGGGTGAGCCGCGGCCCGACGGCGTGGATGGAGTAGCCCTGTTCCTGGAGGGCGTCCACCATGCGCTGGGCGGTCAACTTGTTCTGCGACCAGAGCTTGATGGAGTCCCGGTTGTGTTGGTCGGCGATCTTCTCCTGCCGGGCCAGGGTGTCCATCATGTTGGGGGGCACGCCAGAACTCTCCTCCTCGTTGGCCAGGGCGTTGGCCAGGTAGTTGACCCCGGGCTGTCCCATCATGCGGAGCAGCGGGAACTTGTCCCGGTTGCCCTCGTCGTCCAGGAACGCCTGGATCTGCCCCATCCGGCTGTACTCCCCCTCGAGCTTGGCCACGCGCTCCTCGTACTCCTTGAGCTTGGTGGCGCTCTGGTCGCTGTCGGCGCTGCTGCTCTGGTTGCTGCTGCTCTGGTTGGGCTGATGTTCCATGCCCCCGCCAGATACGATCTCGGCACCCATCGTCGCTCCTTGTGTGTGTTACTGGCCCAGGGGCTGGTCGGGGCGGAAGCCCTCCGCACCACCGGCCGCGGCGGCCATTGGTCCCATCATCGCTGCCTGCTCGGCCATCATGGCCTGTTTGTCGGCCCGGTCCACGTTCTTGGCCTCGGTGATCCACTCTGCAAGCCGGTCCAGTGTGTCCTCCGGCGCGCTCATCTGCTGCGCGTACAGGTAGGTACTCCGTGCCCACTGGATGGCCAGGCCCAGGTCCATAATCGGGTCGGGCGGCAGATCCTCGACGGTCTTGCCCTCGTACAGGATCTGGTCACAAAGCCACTGAGCGTGACGGATCGGGGCCAGCTTGATGTTGCCTGCCTCGTCCACGTCCGGCATCTCCAGCAGGCTGAAGGCGAAGGCGGGATCCGCAACGCCCATCTGCATGAGCTGCTGTACGTAGGCCATCCGCTGCGCCGGCTGCTTGGGCATGTGGGACGTGGGGAACGCCTCCACCCGGTAGTCCTCCTCGGGCAGTGCCACGCTCTCCCAGTCCAGCACCTCCAGGCTGCCGCTGCCGCGGTAGGCTGCCTTGACCCGCACGCCACGGTCGGCCATCCCCCGCACGGTGCGCAGCGAGATCTTGACGGCCTTGACGGCGCACTGTTCCTTGTGGCGCTCCTTGTCGGCATAGCGCAGCGTGGCCAGATCTGAGAAGTGCTGGGCAGCCTTGCCGCTCATGTCGTAGGCCGGCTCGCCCCCCTTGGCCTCCATCATGCTGGTCCCCAGGATGTCAAACATCCAGTGCATGAGCATCTGGGGTTGCTGGAGCAGCTCCGAGCTGACGGGGTTCGGCGCGTCCAGCACCGGGGGCTGAGTACCGGCGAAATACCAGATGGGCGGGGGCTGGCTGTCGTCGTTGTCGATGTACTCCTCGGGGACATCGCAGCCCTCGGGGGCGATCCACCGCGGGAAGCTGCCGAAGTAGTGGGCGCGCTCGTTGTTGGTGATGGTCGCGCTGATGTAGTTCTGCAGCCCGGCCGCTTCCTCGATCATGCCCTGGCCCCAATACTCGTAGGGCAGCTTCCGCCAGTCTTGTTTGACGATGGCGAAGTCATCCCAGGTCCACGGCTCGTCCACGAGGGTGGTCTCGGACGTGCAGATGACGTGCCGGCCGTCGGTCTCGAGCACGGGGCGCCCATCCTCCTCCAGCGGCTTGCCCTTCTTGTCGCGCCTCTGGCGGGGAGGGCCGCTCGGCAGGTGCCACGCCTCGACCACCCGGGGCTGGTAGGTGATGGTGGTCTGCCCCTCGTCGCCGCGGCTGTTCTCGAGCAGCACTTCCAGTTCCGACCGCTTCAGGGCAACGGCATTGGGCCGGGCCTTGAGGATGTCCTCGGTGCCGTAGCGCTCCAGCAGCACACGGGCCGCCACGTAGCGCTCCTGAAACAGATCCCGGGGTTCGCATGTGCGGGCGGTTTGTTCGTCCACCCAGAAGTCGGCCGAGGGCTGGGACTGCACCACCACCGAGCCCTCCATCTTGCCGTCCTTGCCCCGTTTGATGGACTCGTTGATCTTCAGGAACCCTGACCCGAAGATCTTGGAGTCCAGGTCCTGCTTGTCCTGCTCATCGTAGCCGCCCACCTCGTCCCACAGCCCGTCGATGAACCGCTGCATGAGGCGAGCCCGGGTGTGGAGTTGCCACCGGCCGCCGCTGGTCACGATCTGGATGCGGGTCCGGTTGGCCACCTGTTTGGCGTGAGCGTAGTCCACCGCGGCGCGGGCCGCGTTCAGGTCGGCCCCGGCGCTTCCGGCCGGCCCGGCCCGGCGGTCGGGCGCCTGTGGGTGGCCGGTGGGGCTGTTGCCGCCGTCGCCCAGGTGAGCCTCGGAGGGCTTGAACCCGGCCACCGACCGGTCGCAGTACATCTTGTAGCACCGCAGGTGGCGCTCCCGGGTCTCGGAGTAGCGCTGTTGCAACTGGTCCAGGGCAGCGAAGATGGCGTGGTGCGCCTGGTAACGCTTCTTGTCGTACCAGGGATCGGACTTCTGGGCAGGCATGCTCTAGGTGTCCCAGATTTGGGACGGTCTGTCAACGTCAGGTGCGGTCCACTCCCCGGAACCGCCTGGAGTAGATGTCCTTGAGCATCGACGCGGCAGTGGATGCGGTCACAGGGTTTTTGGCAGGGGGCGTGGCCTGGTCCTCCTGGTCCCAAAGGGTCTGCAGCAGGCGGCGGATGCCGTCCTCGAGTTCGATGGCGTCCGCGCGGGTCAGTTGGACCCCCGGGAGCAGTCGGCTGCATGTGCCCAAGAGGTCGAGGATGCGCTGGACGGGGGTGATGTTTGGGGGCTGCATTATCGTTTCCTCCTGCGGCTGCGGCGCCGCTGTTTGTCCACCTGCTTCTTGCGCTGCTCCCACATGCGGCGTTCCACCATCTGGTCGTACTCAGGGGTGCCAGGCATGGGCTGCTCTGGTGGTGGTTTGTACCGCTGCCCGTGGCAGAACCGCCACCCGTAGAGCAGTGCGTCCGTGCAGTGGTTGGTGCTGCTGGTCAGGTCTTCGGTCCACTCCCCGGAGCCCAGGATCACGCGGTTGCCCTCGTCGTCCCAGTCCACGGTGGTGTCCCGTGACCATGCCCGCTTGAGATCCTGCAACTCGGTGGTCAGGTCCAGGTTCTCCCCGTGGGCGTCCACGATCAGCACCCTGCCCCACTGGAACTCCGTGTTCATGGTGCGGATGGCGCCCTGCTTGTCCACCTTTATCGCGTCGGTGATGGGGATGGAGTAGGGCTTGGCCCGCAGATCGTTGTTGAGCTGGGCGTTGTTGTAGTCACCAACGATGGTCAGCTTGCGATACCGATCCCGGTAGCGGTTGATGGCCTCGGCGATGCCCTCGAGGTCCATCTCCCGTTCCCAGTGGGCCTCATGCACCACCACGTTGGGGTGCCGGCTGGGGCTGTAGGACATGATGACAAACGCCATGCCGGCCGAGTACCCGGTGTCCATGCCGAGCACAAAGCGGTCGTGCTCGATGTCCACCTCCCAGTGGTCCAGATCGTTGATGGTGGGCTCGTAGGCGTAGACGTTGTCCTCGGCGTCGGCCACCCACTGGCCCAGCCACTGCCGCCGGTACCAGGGCTTTTCCTGGTAGTGCGGATCCCTGGCCTCCCACCGCTGCCGCAGCAGCCGGATCGGCTCCACCATGGACGGGTTGTCCTCCACGCCCCACTCGTACACGTCGAAGCCCGGGGCCCGCATGAGCTTGTCGTCATCGCGGGTGACCTCGTAGAACAGGCCCTTCATGATCGGGCTGGGGGCACCGCCAAGCACGATGTAGCCGGACAGATCAGCCACGGTGGGCTCGAGAACCTGCTCAAAGAAGAACCGCAGATCGATGCGCCACATGGCCGCCTCGTCCAGCATCACCACGCGGTTTTTCCCGCCATAGAACGAGCGCATCAGGTCGTCCCGGTCGGCGCCCCACAGCTTGCCGTTGGCGCCGTTGGGAAGCTCCCACACCATATCTCCGTCGCGGAACTCCAGCCCGAGGCTGAACAGATGGTTCAGCTCCTTGAACACGGGCCAGATGTAGGTACGGACCCATGGCCCAGTGGGGCCGATGTAGGGGTAATGGTTGCCGGGGTGGTCCTGCCCGTCGTCCAGTTGCAGCCCCGCCATGAGCGTGGACTTGCCGGCGCGGCGGGGGCACTTGATGGCGGTGTGCTGCGGGTGATGCCGGCGAGCCAGCCAGACCTGCCGCTGCTTGTCGAAGAACCAGCGGCCGATGGCGTCCCGGCGATTCAACTCCTCGAGGAGTAGGAGCTGCTCCAGCTCGGGATCACGGCTTGCGTTTGCGCTTGCCACGCTTCTTGGGCTTGGGCTGGTCGGGCCAACCTTCCTCAACCGCGGTGGTCTGCTCCCGCTCCAGGGCCACGGTGCCCTTCATGTCGGCCGTGAGCGGGCCCTTGTTGTCCTCGGCGGGGAAGGCTGACTCCAGCGGCTCCTCGTCCGGGGCAGTGGTGGCCACGTAGTCGGCCCTCATCACCATGGACCAGGGATAGACGTGCTCTCCGTTGACCACCACGCCGTGGTCGCCGGCCTCCAGGGTTCGCACTCCGTCCTCGCCCCGCTTCAGCTCCAGCACCCGCTTGCCGGTGGGCGCCATGCCGAGGTGCAGCAGCAAGATCTTGTGGATGTCCGTCATCAGTGCCTCACCTTGGGCACCACAAGCCGCGGCGCCGAGTCCTTGATCTTGGCCTCCATGTCCGCTGCCTGCCTCTCGCTCACCCCCTCCTCGAAGTTGGTGGCCATGGCCTCGAAGCCGTCCACGATGCCACCGAGCGTGGTGTGGGGCATCTCCCACAAGATCTCGCCCTGCCAGGTGTACTCGCCGTACACGAAGTCCTGGCCGGGCTCCACCGTGGTGGGGTCGATCAGAAACAGCGCCACGTCCCCCTCCTTGTAGCCCTGCACATCGGGGCCGGCGTGCAAGATGCGCACGAGCGGAAGGCGGGCGCGTGCCCCCCCGGGCAGCACGAGGCCACCCTGCTTGGTCTGGCGGATGGGGCGGCAGATCACGTTGCCGCGGGTTGCTCTCAGGGTTGGGTTCTCCATGTTCTCCATGTCATCGCTCCAACAGAAAGGGGTTGAACTTCGCGTTCCACTTCTTGCGCAGCACCGGCATGGCCTGGCTGTCCTGCGTGTATGCCATCTCGGCCTCGGGGAAGCCGGGGAAGGCCAGCTCCATGGCCCTTGTCGCCGTCCCCATGCCGCGCCATGCGTCCAGCACGTACAAAAAATGCAGCACGGGGAGCCCCGGGTCACGCACCAGCAGGCCGACCATGTAGGGCGAGCCCTCTTTGCCGGGCGTGGTGATGGCGGAGCCGCCGCACTGAGCCAACAGCCGGCTGATGCGGGCATGCATCCCATCGCAGAATGCGTCCTTGCCAACGAAGGTGAACCGCGCAGCGCACCGCTCACACCGACTGGTCTGGTACTGCCACTGGTTCCAGGCGCATCGGATCCACGAGTCGTAGACCAGGGGATAGTCGTCCTCGCGCAACGGACGGAGCCTGATGTCAACGCTCATCGTCTCCATCCTTCCCTTCGGTCAGATACTTCTGCTGCAGTTCCACGAGCCGTGCCCGGATCTCCTCCCGGGTCATCTGTTGAGCGCCCAGGGCGATCTGGTTGGTCACCGCCATGTTGTTCTGCTGCACGTTGACCTGGGCGAGCGGCACCTGCCTGCCCCACCGCTGCGGGTCCAGCCGCTCCAGCCGCCACGCCGCAGCCGTCCACTGCGGGGGGAGCAGCCAAAACTCCTCCTCCTCCACCACGTTACCGTCCTTGTCCTTCTTGACCCGCGTGCCCCTCGCCCCGCGGATGGCCTGCTCGATGGCAGCCATGCTGTTGACCTTCGCCGCCTCGAGCGCCCTTTCTACCCCCTCGAAGAACTCGCGGAATTGCCCACGTTTTTGGGATGCGCCCTTCTTGCGCCAGTTGAGCACGGTCTCGTAGTGGACTCCGACCGTTCGAGCTGCCTCGTGCAGCGTTGCACCGATGGTCAGCAAGCGGATGACCTTTTGGCCTTTGTCCGGGTCGAACTTGGAGGGTCTGCCCATCGTCCATCGTCGCTGGTGTCGCCCAAAGTACCGGGCTCGGCCATGTGTCCCTTGCGGGCGCCCGGCAGGAGGGGGAACGATTCGGTTGTCCCAGATCTGAGCCGCGGTGTCAAGCCCACGTCCCAGCGGTTGCCCCCATGCGCCCCTGGCGTCACCTGAAAACTTGAACAGGATCCGGGAAAAAAAAGAGCGGCGTTGCAGCGCCGCTCCCCGGCTCCCCCAACCGGAGGAACCTCATGACAACCTCAAATGTAAGACCACTGCATCCCGAAGTCAATCAGAGGTGGCCGTGGGTGTGACCCCTGCACCGGACGGCAAGTTCATCGTGCTGTGGCGCTCGGGCAGCGTCAGCATCTGCAAGCCGGTGGGCATCGCCCTGTCCTGCAGCCACTTCCACATGCCATCCTATTAGCCCCGCCTAACTGTCGTAGCCCCCGCTTCTTCTGGTAGACCATTCTACAGGGGTGTCGGATTCCCGACAGGGGGTGGGACAACTCTCCCACCCCAGCATTCTCATAAGTGAGACGGGTGGTTGTAACTTTTTCTCAAATTAGACTTGACTAACAGATCTTGGATGTGGTCGCTATAGATCTTACCCAGAAGCTCACCGCTCGCCCTTCATCTAACCCGTGTGCTCCTCGTCGCCTCAGTGCAGACCGCACTCTCAGCGAAACCTGAATTTTTCTCTATGTTCTCAGTTGTTACGAGACACTACCCCGGGCCAGGGAAGGTCTAGAGGTCTTCGTGTGAGGTTGTCAGGAGCCGGGCGAGGCGTGGCCCATCGATGTAGCGGTCACCCTCTCCCTGCCCTATCAAGGCCATGAAGGCACGGGCGGCGGCGGCATCGGGGAACACGACGGTCCGGTTGTAGTTCAGGCGGTCATCCCGTTGGCGAAGCTCCTGGCGAGCAGCGGTCACGGTGTCTGACAGGCTGCCTCCCCTCCCCTCTTTTTCTCCTCCCTTGTTGGGGCTGGCCATCTCCTCGAGGTCTGCCATCGCGTCCTGAACGGCCCGTGGCTCCTGGACATCATCCAGCACGGACGGACGGCCCAGGATCTCCTCGAGTTGATCGCCGGCAAAGCCTGCCGTCTCGATGTCCATCAGCTCAAAGCCTACCGACTCGTAGGGAACCTCGGTCAACAGGCTGCCCAGCAGATCGATGTCCCACCAGCCCTGCAAGGCCGGGTTGTTCGCTACCACGTTTGCCCGCTTCTCCTTGCTCTCCTCCCAGTCCACAACGCGCACATGCCACACGTTGCCGGCGCTGTCCTTGACGGTGCCGCTTTCCCCCTCGACCTGAACCGGGGAGCTCTCGGGCAGCTGGCTCACCCGCTGGTGTCCGCCCACCAGGTGGCCGGTGCGCTTGTTCCACACGATGCCCGACAGGTCGCCGAACTCCCGCATGTAGCGCTTGAGCTGCTTGGCCGTGTCCTTCGTGATGGTGCGGGGGTTGTAGGGGGCTGGCTTGAGGTCACCGACTGTCTTGGGTTCCACTGCTCATCTCCTGTTTCATCAACACGGCGGGCGCGTCGGGAAAGAACTCGCACACCCGCTGCCAGTCCTTGGGGTGGTTGTCGTGCAGCCACAGCAAGGAGCGTGCGGACAGGTCGAAACCTCCCACCCTTGATCCTTGCCTCTGGCCGTAGCGGGCCGGCGGGGGCGTGATGCCGCGGGCCCGGAGGTAGCGCAGCACGTCCCGGGTGTGCCAGTCGTAGATCGGGGCCAGCCGGTGGTGGGTCCAGTCAATCACTCCCAGATGCCGCAGGTAGAACCGGCGCGTGGGGCCGTCGTCCATCCGCTCGCCGTGCGCCACCCACTCAATGCCGGTGCGGCGCCGCATGGCGTTGTCCACGTCGCGTTGCCGCATCGTGCGGATCTG